CCAACAATATGTACCATTATTCATTAAGAATAAATTTTCGGTTTTTGTTCCAGTTGTAGGTCTAATTACAACACTTCTCAAATCATCTCCTAATATAGAAACATTTGAAGGAACTGTTATTGGAGCTTCCTCTACATAATATCCACTTTTGATTTGAATACTTTGTCTATAAACCGGAATTACATTATTTAATGCCAATGAAGCTGATGCTGCTATTGTAGCTTGTTTTATTGTTCTAAAAGAAGTTCCTAAACTTTTACCATCATTTGTATCCAACCCATCTTCACTTACATAGAATACCTTTTCTATTACTGCAGTTGATGCATTTAAATTTAATATTTGTTGAGAAACCGATGATGAAAATGCGTTAATGTTTCCTGTTAAATCAATCGCTTGATTACCATTATTTCCTAACAAATATAATGTAGGAACTATTGCTGATGAACTTGCGTAATATGGAACACCATCTACTAATCCTCCATAAACAGAACTTGAAAATACATTTGGTATAGTAGTTCCTTTTATAACTCTATTAACGGGTTGTAATCTACCTTGTTCGGTTGCAACAAATGTAATTGAACTCCCATTTGAAGAAGATATATTGGATGAGCCTGAAGCTAATAGTATTTCACCCTTTTGTAAAGATGATGTTATTGCCGCTAATCCTTCTAAACTACCACGTTTATGTTTTAATATTGGAGCCATTCATTTAGTTATTACTATTAAAAATCTCCATTTTTTTAAAAAGAGATTAAATTATTTTATTAGAATGAGCCTCCGTCAATTATGTTACTCATTATAAAACTTCCACCATCCCATTGAACAAAATCACCATTTACTGATGCTGATGGGACTAATTCTAATTTACCAGTTGTATCTCTAAATGCGATTCGTTTAGTAGTAGTAGAACCACTCACACTAGCTGCTGCTATGTTGAAAGAAGATGTTACACCACCAAATGTTACTTGTGATGTAGAACTTAAACTTGCAGTAAATGTATTTAAAGATGCAGTTGATGCCGCTACTGCTGTAAATTTAGTATCAATTGAACCCGTATAAGTTCCTAATGTTGTAAATTTAGTATCAATTGAACCCGTATAAGTTGCTAATGTAGAAGATTTAGTATTTTCAGATGCACTAAAATTATTTAGGGATGCAGTTGCTGATGCAATTCCACCAAATAAAGAAGTATAGTCGGATGTACCTGCTAAACTAATTTGAGAAGAACCGGATACAACTCCCATTGAACCCACTACTAATATTCTTTGCTCAGAACCACTTAATCCTGCTATCCAGAAATCACCAGTTGAATTCCATAAGAATGAACCAGTTCCTGTTGTTGGTGCGGTTGGGTCTTTTACATAGATACCACCATTTGCAACGCTTGAGCCATTTAATTCAATTATATTATCACCTAATTGAACAGTTGTAGAGTTTACAATTGTTTGTGTACCACCTACCGTTAAGTTACCATTTACAGTTAAGTTTCCGTTTGCAGTTAAGTTTACACCACTTGCAGTCAATGCTGTCAATATAGATGATGTAAATAAGTTTAATGAACTTGTAGAAGATTGAACTGCTGCAAACTTTGTATCAATAGAACCCGTATAAACTGCTAAGTTACTCCATTTTGTATCATTAGAACCTGTATAAAGAGCTAATGTACTATTTTTAGTATTTTGTGAAGAGGTAAAAAATTCTAAAGATGATGAAGCAATTTCTAATGCTGTTAATCTAGCATTTACAACTGATTGAGATAAAAATGCTGAACCAGTATAGTTGTTAATTAAATATATTGATTGAGATACAACCGTATTTGAACCTGTTGCGGTTTCCAATGCAGTTAATCTAGCATTTTGTGCAGTATTTGTTGTATCATTAGATTGAGTGTATACATTTAATGATGCCGTTGATGCTTGTATTGCACTAAATTTATTATCAGCAGATGCCGTATAAGTATTTAAAGAAGAGGTACTTGCACCGATTGATACAAATTTTGCATCAACTGAAGCCGTATAAGTTCCTAAAGTTGTTGCTTTAGTTTCTAATGTAGTAATTCTTGTATTTTGAGAACCACTATCAGTTGATAATTGGTCTAATCTACTAATTGCCGATGCCGATGCAATTTCTAAATTACTCAATCTACTATTAACACTACCCGTATAAGTTGCTAATGTTAAATTTTTATCTATTTGTGATGCAGTAAATGCATTTAAGTTGGTTATAGAAATACCTACACCTGCTCCAACGTTTGCATTTATTGCTGCCAATGATGCGGATACCGAACCACTATATGCTGTAAAGTTTGTAGTTGAATATAAATCTACTTGAGAAGAACCAGATACTACACCATTTGTTGCTCTTATTGTTCCTAAGAATGCCGATGCAGTTACTGAACCTGTTACTTGTAAACTACCACTAATTGAAACAGTTGAACCATCATCTATAATTTGAGAATCATAAAGATGTGAACCATTACTTGCCTTTGTTAATCTATTATTAGTTAAAGTTATTTCGTTTCCTAAATTATTTAATGTTTCAGGACCTGTAATGAAAATTGATGATGTTACAGTTGAGCCAGATATAGCTTGATGTACAAATACCCATTCATTATCACGAGAATCAAATAATATTGAACCTGAAACCAATGGTGATGAACCAGAATCAATTACAGCCATTCCACCAAATCTAGATTGTGGATTTGCCGTATTAACAGTAATTAAATTAGTTCCAATGTTTAATACACTTTGAGAAAGTGTCTGCATTGATGATGAACCATACACAACTACATCACCTGTTATATACATTGAACCAGATACAGTCTGATTTCCTCTGAATGTATTAGAACCCGTTGTTGCAAATCCTAAATTATTTATTGATGAACTGAATGCGTTTATTGATGCACTAAATGTATTCAATGATGCAGTTGATGCCGCAACTGCAGTAAACTTAGTATCAATTGAACCTGTATATGTTGCGAGTGTTGTATCTTTAGTATTTTGAGATGCACTAAAAGCATTTAATGAAGCAGTTGATTCTTCTAATCTACTTAATCTATTATTTTGATTAGTATTTACAGTATCATTACTTTGAGTATATGCATTTAATGAGGATGTTACTAATCCAATTGCTGCAAATTTTTGTTCTGCGGATGCAGTATATGCGTTTAAACTTGTAACCGATGCTCCAACATTACCAGTACCAACCGATGAACTTAAATTTGCAATTTGTGCTGCAACCGAACTACTATATGGTTGAATGTTACCTACTAAATTTATAGATTCATTTCCATCTTGATTTAATAAAAATAAAGTAGGAAGTTGAGTTGAAGAACTTGCATAAAACGGAACTCCATTTAACATTCCACCATAAGTAGAACCAGGAAATACGTTTGGTGCTACTGCTCCTCTTATAATTCTATTAGTTGCTTGAATCGTACCATCGGTAGGAACAACAAAAGTGATAGAATTACCGTTAGATGCGGTTAAATTGGTTGAGCCAGATGCTATTACAAGTTCACCTTTTTGAAGTGATGATGTAATTGATGGTAGTGATTCTAAACTACCTCTTTTGTGTTTAATTATTTGTGCCATATATTTTTTTGGTTATTCTTTATCAATCTAGCTATTCAATCTATAAATATAAGTTTTATAACTAATGAATGATTTTATTAATTTTTTTTACCATTCACCCTGGTCTATAATGTTTGATACACCACTTCCACTAATAGATGGGTCTAATGGTAATGATTGACCATTTAACCATAATTGCCCAGGTACATTTGTATCTATATCATTTAATCCTCCATCGGGTAAATTGTTTGCATCCACAATTGCCACTGCTCCACTAACTATTAATGAATATCTATCTGAATTTGCAGTTCCTATTGTTATATTATTAAGAGTATTACCATTTAATACGCTTAATACAGATGCAGTAAACGTTGCACCTATACCTGCTGTTGCAGTTAAATTAGAACCACTCTCTATTTGTTTTAATCTTATTAAGTTTGCCATATTATGTATAAATATAAAAAATCAATTATCTAACCCAATACCAAATAATATTGGGGTTACCTACACCGGTATCATTTTGCCAAGGTGCAGGTTGGAAAGTACTGGTCATTGTCATCATTAATGTGCCCCACCATGAACCACCATCATCATGTGTTGTAGTAAAAATAGCGGAGCCAACAAATGAGTTTCCAGGACTTGCTGCATTATTTGCATACCACGGCATTCTTTTTTCCAATCCACCATCATTATAACTCCAAGTTCCAACACCACTTGCGCCGGTATAAAATGATGAAATTAATGTTATATCTTGACGAAATCCAGCATTACCTGAAATTACACTCCCACCACCACCAAAATAGGTTGAAGGTGATGCATTATAAGCGGTATTATCAACTTGTCCTACAAAACTATATGGTTGATTAGCAGTCCATGCACCACCATTTCTTCCTCTATATTGCGCATCTAACATATAATCAAATCCACTTGCCGATTTTTTAATATAATCCGCCCAACCAATAATACTATAATTACCATTATTACCGGCACTACCAAATGTATTACCTGCTACTAAAGTAGAAGGAGCTGATGTTTGGTTTCTTAATAAACAATTACTAAATGTCCAATCCCAATAATTATTTTGCATAATTAAAGTCCAACCACCACCCAACGTAGTCATATCACAATATACTTGAACGGGATTGCCTGAATTTATATTTGCATTTTGTATCCAATATAAACCATCAGTTGAAGAAGGGAAGTCAGTTTTAATTTGAAATGCTGAAATTCCTGCGGTTAAAGCAGATAATCCATTTCTTAAACTTCCAATTGCAAATCCGTTTGTAATTTGTATTGCCATAATTTTATTTTATCCAATATATGCTACTGAAAAATTATCGTTTGCATCAAATGTAATTGTTCCAACCGATACTACTGCTTTTAATGTATCTCCTACTGCTAATTTAGAAATAGTAGAACCACCTGTGTGATTCATACTTGTATTTGAAGCCCACTCTATCATTACTTGTGCAGTTCCACTAGCACCACCTGTATTATTTTTAAATACTACAATTTGTGCTGCTGAACCTGAATTTGAATTTGCTCTACAAACTAAATTTACTTGATATAATCCTGCAATTGGTGCGGTAAATGTTCCCGTTGTATTATCCCAACCACCTTGATTATAATCAATTGTTGTCATACTACCAGATAATGTAGTTATTGCCGTAGTTGCTCCACCTGCTCCATACACTCTAAATGCAGGTCTATTTGGCATTGTAATTGAACCACTACTAATATTAATTGAACCAGAAAATACCGATGAACCAGATACAAATAATGAACCCGATGCAGAGCCAGATGCGTTTATTTGTATACGATATCCATTATCATTAAATGTACCTCCATTTTGAAAAATAAAACTACTAGATACCGCATTAATTCTTAATATTTCTGTAAATGATGTACCAGAATAGAAATTATAACCATCTGTTTGGAGTGTTAATCCTCCTGAACTTCTTACCTTTCTTGCCCATACAGTATTATAATCAAAATTTGCTTTTCCCAATGACCTAATATTGTCTGCTGAAGGTGAAATATCACCAGACATTGTTAATGAACCAGTTATATTAAACGAACCACTAAATGTAGCATTTGAACCCGTAATATCTCTAGCAATTAAATCTCGTCTATTTGCTATTACACCATCTGCATTATTACCATCATATATTTCTAATGAACCCGTATTGTTTCTACGAAGTCCTAAATCTTTAGTTCCGTTTGAATCGGTTGTTTGACTCCATAAAATTGGAATACTATTTTTAAATCTGATGTTAGTTGTTCCAAGTCTTACCTCTCCACCATTACTTTCTATCGCATTCCAACCATTTAAATTTCCACTAAATGTAGAAGTTGCTCTAATAACAGAACCTGTAATATCACTAGTTACTGCTAATGAACCTGTAATACTTTGACTACCACTAATTTGCAAAGAACCAGTTATTATTTGATTTCCTATAAATGTATTAGAACCAGTTGTTGCTAAAGAACTACTCCATCTGTTTATTGATGAAGTAAATACATTTAATGATGCCGTTGCTGATGCAATACCATTAAATAAAGAACTATAATCAGAAGTTCCTGCTAATGAAATTTGGGTTGAACCCGAAACTAAATTAGGTATTGTTATGTTTTGTGTACCATCAAATAGGGTATTATTTATTAATCTACCAGTTGCTAATGCATTTGCGGTTGTGGCATTTCCTACCGCCGAACCTACATATCCTCCTTTAGATGCTACCGCAGTACCTGTTCTTGGTGATGAAAATGTTATTGTTAAAGAACTACTATTGTTTGCTACTATTGATTGTGGAATTATAATATTATCGTTGTTATCATAAACATTTACAATAGGATATTTAGTTGCCAAAAAGTGATTAAATGTCCAAGTTGATGCCGCTGATGCTGTCTGATACATTATTGCATTTGAACTACTCAATGCAGCAGCTGCTAAATCGGTTGCAAATACACTATCTAATGAAGATGTTAATTGATTTATGGAAATCTTATAAGTTGTACTACCTGATATTCCAACTACATAAGTCGTATCCAATGATGCAGGGCTTAATGAAGGTAAATCCGATATTTTTTTACTTTTATTTGTCATTTTTACAATATTATATTTTCATCATTTTCAGTTGTTAAACCAAAATAATCTTCAGAATTCAAACCAATTTCTACTATTTTACCTATAACATAAATATCATCAAGTGTAACATTATCAAAATCTATATACTTATCATTTAAAGTTATTACAACATTATTATTTATTTCCACAATTGTATAATCTCCAGGTATTTGCAATCCAAACACAAATATTTCAAAATTATCCGAATTAGCACCTTCCGTACCATAATCTAAAAATACATTATACATTGTTAATGTATTTAAATCATTATTAAATTCATCAACTTTTCTTTCAACATATCTAACACTATGTTCAAATATTTCATTATGAAAATCTTCTATAGTTTGTTTGTTGTTTATAACTTTTATTGGATTTGAATTAGAACGAGTATGCGATTGGTATGAAGATGATGATGGTAATTCTATATTTTGTAAACTAGCAGTTGTATACAAACTATCATTAATATTATTTGTATTAATAACAGTTGGACCAAATGGGTTTTGTCGTGTATTAGATTGATACGAAGATGATGATGGTAATTCTACATTTAAAAGACTAGCAGTAATATACAAAGAATCATTCAAATTGTTAAAATTAATTTTTGGAATGATTCTATTTAATTTTCTAGCATTTGATGAAAATTTATTAAGCATATTTTTCTATATCTCCTTTTATTTCTATAAAATCTCCACCATCCAATGAGTTCCCATCAATAATATACATTTCAAAATTATTTTTTATAAATTTTATTAATAATCCAGTAGGTCCATCTTCTGCAATATAATCTTTTGGACTTATATTTTGAGTATTTATGTGAATATTTAATCTATTTTGAGTTTCTCTAAATTCTATTTCTCTTAAAATAGATTTAAATCTCCAACCCTTTGCTTCAAAAATCCAATAAGTAGAGTCCTTTAAATTATAAGGTGTTAATATTGCGTTTCCAGGTTTTCTACCTATAGTTTGTGTTATATCTAAAATACTTCGTTTCATTATACATCTATAAATTTACCTGTTATTGCAATTTCATCCGTAGATATTACATTATACCCAATTCCTACTGGCAAAAATGTTACCACAATAGATGTCGCACTTATTACAACTGTAAATTTAGTTGATTGTAATACTCTAACACCATTTATATATAATTTTATATCATATACATCTGAACCATATGTCATTCCTGAAGTTACAACCGATGTTAATTGAGATGGTGTTTTTATTGCTTTTATTCCTGTAAATGTAATAGTATCATTTAAAACTGGATTTTGTGTTTTACTATTATTTATAGATAAAAAATCAATCAAATCTTTATTATCATAATAAGGAGATGGAGTTGTTAACATTCCTTCTAATCTACCATTTGCAGTTACATCGGTTTCAGTTGCAACAACAATTCTTTTTGTAGAAAATGATTTTTTAGTTGTATTTTGACCATCAAATTTTTCTGGAAGTAAATATGCTTTTACCGATTAACTAAATTCAACTCTATTAATTCTTTCAGTTCCCTCACCTACTTCATTTACAACATTAAAATCACTAACAGTTGTTCTAAATTTAAATTTATCCTTATCTCCCCAATAAGTTCCCGTATATTGTAATTGCTCTATTACTGCATTTAAATGCTCTGTATATGAAGTCCAAACCATACAATCATAGTTTAATTCAACATATTCCGGCATTTGTATTTTATAAATTTCATATTTAGGTTGTGTATTTTTACCCAATAATGTAAATCTATCGTATTTATTATCTTTTGAATATTTTGTAATACCGGAATATGAAACATGTCTGTTTAACATTGGCATTTGGTCATCTTTTGCAATTGATGTTCTACGAATCATCATTAAAGGTAATTGAATTTTACCTTTATCATCTCTATAAACACCTTGTCTTCTTGAACCATTCCATCTTTCGGAATTGCCATAAATTACAGGTATTTTTAATCCAACACCATTATTATCTAATGTAGGTAATGCCGTATCTTCTAAATAAGACATCATTGCATAATCTATATCAAAAAGAGATATACTTTGTTTTATATCTTCTTTTGTAGATTTTGATTGTAGAATCCTATCGGATTTTCTTAATGGGTTAGTAGACATATTAATCTATTCTTTGTTCTATATTTAGAGTTGATTTGCTTACTTGGAATGCCGTAATTACAATACTCCAATTATTATCAGGTGAACCTGCTATAAACTGAATTTCATTTGTATTATCAATTTCATAATAAGAATCATCGTAATGTATAATATCACCAATTTCGGGATATATGTTTCTTTCTTCACACAATCCTCTATCAACTTTAAAAGTCATAGCTTGTACTAAATCCGGACCAAATCCTTCGTATAAAACTCCTTCAGGGTCTTTATCAACTAAACCATTTAGTTCAACACCTGGATGCCAAGTTTTATCCAATGCTTCTCCGTAAATATTTACTTTTGTAGCATTTAAATCTACTTTAAATAATATAAATGTATTTTCTATCACAGTATCTACCAATTCTCTGGCAATACTATGAAAAAAATCTAAATCTCTACCTAATGAAAACTTTGGCATATTATCCTACATATAATTTTAATGGAACTTTTCTTAACATTTCTTGATGGTGATTAGATTCATGTGTTTTATTTTCCATCACATTTTTTCTACTCATCTCTTCTAAATTTTCTCTTAATTGAGTGATTAGATAATCTTTTTCAACTTGTGCTTCTGCTCTCAATGCTGCTCCATCTAAAGAGATTTCTGCGTCAGGTATAGGAATAGATGAATACTTTTCTCTTATTGCTCCTAGCAACTCCTTAGAGAGTGCTAATGTATACTTTCTAATCCATTGTACTCCAACATCATTTATATTTGAATATTGAATAAAATCATATGGAATATCTGAATAATCGGAAAGTGATTCTGCTTGAATTATTTGAGAATCATGTTCAAATTCATCTCTACTCATATACTCAAAGTATATTCTTGATGGTGAATTTATAGTTGGAACGGGAAATATTTCTAATTTATTATCTACAATATTAAATGTAAATGCTGATTTACGAATATGGTCATTAAATTCAATATGTTGCATTCTCAATACATCCTCATATAAAGGCATCATTAAGAATTGTGCAGCAGGTGAATAATTACCAAAACCTAACTCACTCATTAAATTCAACGTACCTTGTGCACCTACCGAATATGGGTCAAAGAAACGAGTAATTGCGGGAATTGCTTCGTGGAATACCTTTGTAACATCAACAGTTGATGAACCACTAAATATTAACCCAAAAGAACGACCACTTTCATTATCTGTTGCTTGAGTCATCAAATCATATACTTGAACTGATGATGTTAATGTTATATATGCTTTTTTGATTGCAGTTGAACCTCCTACACCTGATAATGTTCCATATTGTTGTGCCATACGAATTGATGTTGGCAAATATGAACCATCTACAAGAGTTTGAGAATAATTTGCAATTTTACCCTTTGGTTGACCTCTTAAAATATCAAGGTTATTACGAAGATTAAATTGATTTACTTGTGCTGAATATTCTGAAACAGATTCTTCAAAGCAAGCAAATATTTGGTCATTATTCAATTCAATATTAACAATTGGATATCCTAAACGCTTTGCTACCCATGTTGCAGTTTTAGGCGCATCATTTCTAAATTCAGTATCCGAATCGTAAATTCCAAAAGGAGTAGATGAACCCGATATAAATGAGCCAGATACTGAACCTGACCAGTATGTGTTTACAGACATAATGAAAATTTATAGTTTTACACCTATAAATATAAGAAATAAAAAAGAGTGGATATTTCTAACCACTCTTTTCTAATTTATATCATTTTTGAATTAAGCTACCTGTGTGACCGTTAGTATTATAGATGGAATTGCGGGATAGTTTCCACTTGCAGCTTCATATAAAATACGAGCATCAGCATCAGTTGATTGCCACACCAATTCATAATAATCGTTTGGTGAAGTTGCAGGAACTACATAATTCCAACTTGCTATTACTTCTTGATTTGCTTTTAAGAAAATTCTACCTGTTGAATTTGGAACATTTTGTCCATTTTTCTTTATCCAAATTCGTATTGTAGAATCACCTGCGCCAGTATCTACTATTTGTGCTGAAAATTGTATATTATATAATCCAATATTTGCCAAAACTATTCTTGTATTGTTGCTAATACTAACACCTTCGGAATAATCAGTTGAATTAAATTGAATAGATTGAGATACATTTGCCGAACCACTTTGTGTACGGGTATCGTAAAATGCTCCATAGTTAAATAATTTGTTACCCCAACGATAAAATGAAGAACCACTTGCTATATTTACATTTCCTTTAATATCCAATGAACCGGTGATTATTTGAGAACCACTTGTGTACATTGAACCGGTCATTGTAATTGTGTGATTATGGAAATTCGTTGAACCATGTATATCTAATGCACCACTTACACTAACACTACCACTCATTATGGTATTTCCTAAAATTGAGTTTGAACCACTTAATTGGTGAACTCCTCTAAATGTTGTAGAACCACTTACATCTAATGTCCCACTCATTATGGTATTTCCCGATAAAATATTATTTCCAATTTGAGTAGTTGAGCCACTTACTAAAAATGAGCCGGTAATTGTTACATTTCCTAATGTGTTTAATGAACCTGTAATTCTAACTGAACCTGTGAATGTGTGGGTATCTCCTATAAGAGAACCGTGATTAGTTGAACCTGTAAAAAATAATGTTGATGATGTTACAAAATTAGATGCGTAAATATTACCACTAACTGATATATTACCACTTATAAATTGATTACCTACAAATGAGTTTGATGAAGTTAACGCAAATTGATTTACATTAAAATAACCAAATTGTTCATCTGGTTGTTTTGCCATTACATATGAATCCGTTCTACGATTTGATTGCTCAATAGAATGTTCATACAGTTCGTATGCTTTAAATAAAATTTCCTTTTTCATTAACAATAAATATAAAAATTTAATAATTTAAACAAAAAAAAGGGAAGATATTTCTATCTCCCCTTTTTACCTAATTGTAAAATTGATTAAGATTAAAGAGTCTCTAATCCATCAACGATGATTTTACCATAGAACTCGGGACGAACTATTTTTTTAGCGTAACGAGTCATAACACCTCTACGTGGAGTAAAGTTAGTTGGGTCGTACACTAATGGAGTCATAATTAACGGAACATATGGAGCGTAAACCGCACCTGTCTCAAAGAAGTTAGAACCTTTGAAACCTAATAAGATAACGTTTTCTGTCATATAAGGATTCTTATAAACATCGTATCTATTAGAAATTTGACCAATGTTAGTTACACCAGCTGCAAATTGTAAAGCATCTTTACCAGGATTTGCTGAGAAACCATTCATTGATTCTAAAATAGTTGCAACGTTAGGAGAACAAACAACAAAATTTGCTCCACCTCTCATTGTTAATTGGTGAATCTTATTAGATACCTTTTGTAATTTGATACCCAAAGTCTGGAACCAAGTACTCTTTTGGTAAGCACTTGCAGCAGCTGCGTTAGAATCAATTGCGAAAGTACTTGTTGCTGAGTTGTAATCGTATCCAACTTTTGCAGACCAATAATCAGTTGTGAATGCGTTTTGCTGCAACATCTCTAAGATTTCTAAGTCAATCTCTAATGAGATATACTCAGATAACATTTGAGTTAATTCAGCTTCAGCATCTACTGAGTGATATGCATTTAAATCTTGAGCTAATTCTGGAGTCCAGATTGCTTTCAATTTACGAGTCTTAGCCACAATTGGCTCAGATTTTAATTCTAATTCAATTTCTGTAATAGCTAAATCAGAACCTTTATCTTCAAAATCACCTCTATTATCAGCACCTGGTTGAGCTACATAAACAACCTCACCTGCTACAGTTGCAACAGTTCCACCAAATGCAGTAGATGTATTAAGAGTAGTATAAGCTAAGAATTCAACGTTAGCACCATTAACTTTAGTATATTGTGGTAAGAATGTAAATCCAGAACCAGAGTTGATAAAATCAAATGCTCTAACTGCGTTTTGGTCAGCAGCACCTCTAGAACCTGATAAATCAGTAAAAGGTACAGTTACTTTTTTAATACGACCTGCTGCGTATGCACCAGAAATAGTAGAATCAGTTAAATCAAAAGAAATATCAGCCAATGAAGCAGTTGCAATAGTTTTACCTGCAACGGCAACTTTAGTATCATTGATTGTGTATCCAAAACGTCCTGCTCCATATAAACCACCAGTAGTAGCTTGAGTTGAACCTAATTTGTTACCTGATGGAGATAAAGAATCTTTACCATAAGTACCACCATCACCAAATAAAGAAGAACCAGAAGTTGGTCTATTAGAATCTTTTCCTGCAGTTGAACCATATTTGAAGTCCATGTAGAAAATAAGACCTGAAGGTAAGTTCATTGGTTGAACCGAAACAAATTCTTTTGCTGCGATAGAACCAAAGATACGTCTTACCAATGGAAGAGCAACACCTGCCCATTCTTCAGAACCTGCTGAAGTACCTGTACGAGTTGCCTCATCCAATAATTGCTTAGCTTGGTTCTCTAACATCACTGCCATACCATGCTTAGTTGTTTCAGAACCTACTCCTTCAAGTAATCCTGTTTTTTCCCACTTGCCTTTCAAACCTCTAGTTTGCTCAAGCATAATGCTTTGTGGGTTAGCACCTGTCATTAATTTTTTTAAGTTCATTTTTAAATTAAATTGTTTTTTCGTTATTTAATAATACCTGCTAATTTTTTAAATCTGTTAGAAATTGCAACAGATTCCGAAATTACTTGTTTTTGAGCTGCTGGCTTAGTAGATTTAGTTACTTTACTTGCAATTCCTTCTGCGATTGATTTCTTAACAATTTTGTTTGATGAAGTGTATTTGAAATTCTCTGCCAATGTAGAGTAAACCAATTTAACTTCTCTTACTGATTTTGTTCTATCCAAAGTTTCAATTACTTTAACTTTTTGTTCGTTAGTCATATTATGAGCTCTGAACAATTTGTTAGCGAATAATAATTTTGCATTTAACAAATTAACTTCATTAATAGTTGATTGTAATGATTTGATAGTCTTGTATGCTTCTTCTAAATCTGATTTTAATTCTTCTGAATCATCTTCTTCCGAACCACCTTTCATATCATCTTCCATTTCACGAAGAATTTCTTCTAAGTCAATTACTTTTTCACCGTCTTCATCAGTACCAGCTTCAGCTCCATCGGTATAATCTTCTCTTAATCTTCTACGTGATTCTCTTAATTTTTTAGATTCGGTTTTTGGTGCTTCTTCTTCATCATCTCCTTCTAATTCAGCCAATTGTCTTCTTAATTCTGCAATTTGGTCTGCGTTAGGGTCTTCTTCTGGCATTTCTTCATCATCTTCTCCATCACCTTCATCATCACCTAATTGTGCTTCTAATTCTCTGATAATAGATTCTAAATCCATATTATCTTCATCATTATCACTTTCACCACCCATATTATCCATATCTGGTTCCATATGGTCATCTTCCTCATCTTCCATTCCATAAGAATTATCATCCCCTTTCATTGATGCAAAAGGGTCTTCTTCTTCGTTTTCTGGAGAAAAACCATCTGCCCAATCATCGCCGCCATCTTCTAATTCAGCTAATCTAGCTTTCAATTCAGCAATTTCTTGGTCTTTTTCATCATCTCCATATCCCATATCATCTTCTTCGTTGATGTCTGCTACTTTACTGTAGTCAGTTCCTGCTTGCTCTGGTTTTCCACTATCTTTAGCTACACCTACTGATAAATCAGTATCTGCATCTAATGTTGGTTGAGCTCCAGGATTTACCGCCGCATCAGTTCCTACTTTTGAACCAATGTTTGACGAATCCAATTCTTCATCCACTTGGTCTGCATTATCATCTTCCATTTCTGCTTCTGCTCTCATCTTTTGAGATAAGATAGATTGCAATCTTGGAGTGAATGCTTCTTCAAGTGCCAATTTTGCGTTTGCTAATGCGGTTTCCTTTACGGCTTTAGCATCGGCGATTGCTTCTTTTAACAATTTTGAGTTTGCCATTTATTTTTTATGATTTACTTGTGAAGTTATTGATTACAACTCCAATGATATTCTGTTGATTGTTCGGTCACGCCTTATAAAGAAGGGTATTCATTAATCAACTATAAAAAGTAATCCCATAATGAATGGGATATTTAATAATAAGTATATAACTTTTTATAAAACTAAAGAAAAATCCCAAATTTCTTTGGGATTCTGAATATTTTTTTGTATATTTGTAAAATTTACTGTAAATTTTCTAATTTATATTTTGTGGAATATAATAATTCTTCTACACCATCTATTTGATTTTGTATATAAGATGCTTTTAATTTTTCATCTTGTCTTAATTTATCTAATGCTGCACATAATTTTTTAAAATATCCAATTATATTTTTAATATCACAATT